ATCTGCTTCTGTTGATTGGGAGATCTCAAGATTGCGCCAGTTAGGCGAGTCAGAAGAACAAATCAGAAAATGGATTGCCGAAGCGCTGGATAAGACAGATGATGAGCTGGACAAGGTTTTCTCGGATGATGTTTATGAAGAGTATTACGGTCATGCCAGAGCTTATCAAGTATCTGGTTTTGAACAGATTCCGTTTGAACAAAACATCCAGCTACAACAGCTGATCGAGGCTGCAAAATGCCAGACAAAAGATACCTTTCGAAATCTCACCGCATCGACAGGCTTTGCAATTCGCAATCCGGCAACTGGAAACATCATTTATTCACCGACGATGGAGTTTTATCAGAAAACACTTGACGCAGCGATTATGGATATCAAGTCAGGTGCATTTTCTTACAATACAGTTTTACAGCGCACAATAAACACAATGACCACATCGGGCTTAAGATGGATTGACTATGATTCTGGTTGGCACAACCGAGTTGACGTAGCAGCCCGTAGATCGGTCATGACAGGCTTTCGACAGGTACAAGGGAAAATCAACGAGCAAGTAGCCGAACAGCTCCAGACAGACTCCTACGAGGTCACATACCATGTGGGAGCGCGTCCAACTCATCAGCCATGGCAAGGGAGAGTCTGGACAATGCAACAGCTACAAGAGGTCTGTGGACTTGGAACAGTTACAGGTTTATGTGGAATTAACTGCTATCACGCTTATCGCTCGTTCATTCCAGGCGTATCCGTTCGTACATATACCGATGAGCAGCTAGATAAAATGATCGCAGAGGAAAACACACCAAAGGAATATCTCGGAAAGAAATATACCACCTACGAAGCACTTCAAGCACAGCGTCGGATGGAAACCAGGATGCGAAAAACACGTCAGGACATCCGACTGATGCAGAATGGAGAAGCAGATCCAAACGATATCACACTGAAAAAGGCAAAGTATCAAGGCCAGATGCAGACATACAAGGATTTTTCAGAGGCGATGGATCTACCAGAACAGATGGAACGAGTATATCAAGATGGACTAAGAGGCAAGTTTACACCGACGAAGACAGAGCTGGCAAGGGTGGAAAAACCTGTTGCAAAAGCAAAAGAATCTGATATAATGGAATCGGATTTAGGTGTCTTCAAACAGAAACTCAGAAGTGATGAAAATGTTGGCAGCGAATATTATGATATGCTAAAAGAAAAGTTTTCACATGGAAGAGATGATGCAAAAAGAGTATTCGCTAAATATGCCGGTGGCAAAACGGTTGAGAATTCATCTTATGAAGGCACTGCCCATTTTGATACTACGACAAAGAAAATATCAATGCATTATGGAGCAGACTTAAGAAATGATAGAGGAGCTGGAGCAACTTGGTTTCATGAGCATGGGCATTTAATAGATAATGTGTTAGGTGTTATTTCTGATGATAAACAGTTTAGAGCATTGCTTGAGAAAGAACCAGTCAAGTATAGAATTGCCTATGGGGAAAAGTATAACTTAAAAACCTACGATAAAGTAGATAAGGCGATTAGTGATGAGCTACAAGATATGCGTAAGCATTCAGCTGTATCTGATTTACTTGGAGGATTAACGCATGGTAATATCATAGGATGTGCGGGACATGAGACTGGCTATTGGGGTAATCCAAAGAGTACTACGTCGGAGGCCTTTGCGCATATGTTTGAGGCACAATTTGATGAAGTACGCTATGCTGAAATGAAAAAATATTTTCCAGAATCATTAGCGTATTTTGAAAAAAAATTAAAGGAGTTGGCGAAATGATTAAAAAACTAGAAGAAGCACATAAGCGCTTTGTTTTTCATTTTAACTATGGACCTAATTTTCCACCAAATATGGATTTTGACCAAGAGGAGTATGCAGAGTTGCTTCTAAAATGTGTAGAGGATAATTTTGATTATACAATTGAAAAATACGGAACTAAACCCAAAAAAGATGAACCCTTACCAGATATAATTTGGGACTGATACCATCAACCAAAAGGTTGGTGGTATTTTTATACCTATTTTAAGAAAGAGAGGAAAAGACAATGGATTTTGGAGAAGCGATCAGTGCAGTAAAAGCAGGAATGAAAGCATGTCGTAAAGGATGGAACGGAAAGAACCAGTATATCCAACTTGCAACTGGAATTTCGTACAAAACAGTTGGTGGAGAAATTGTCAACTGCGATCATAAAGCGATCGGGAATGCAGCGATTGCTTTTGTTGGCACCAGTGGTGTGCAGATGGGATGGCTTGCATCACAGTCGGATATGTTGGCAGAAGATTGGGTGATCTTGCCAGGGAAAGTCAATGAGTAGTAATTTGCGCCAGCGCAAAACAGTGAGGAAAGCAAATGGAAATCTTGTATTATGCAAAGAGAGCAATTGATATTATAGGACCGATTGCATTGGGATTGTGTATACATGCAATATGGGAAAAATATCGAAACCGTTAACAAGCACGCAGCAATGCGTGCCATTTTTATGTCCGAAACCCCTTATGACATATAAACTGCCGGGAATATCCCCTCGGTAAGGGATCAAAACTGCCGGAGCTAGTGGAGACACCACAAATAAAAACGAAGCTCGATAAGGAGAACAATGGAATTAAAGGAACTGTTGGGAGATGAGCTGTATGCTCAGGTAGACGCAAAGCTGCAGGAACACAACAATGGCGAACCGAACAAGCAGAAGCATGTTCGATATGCAGATCTGTCAGAGGGTCGTTATGTATCAGCTGAGAAGTATGCAGAGAGAGAAACAGAGTTGGCAGGAGTAAAGCAGCAGCTGGCAGATGCCAATAAGCAGATTAAATCCTACAAGGATATGGATATTGAGAAGATCCGCCAGTCAGCGAAAGACTGGGAAAACAAGTACAACACCGATACAGCAGCACTCAATGGCAAGATCGCAGGTCTTAAAAAGGAAACAGCAGCGAAGGATTACCTTTCAGGTAAGAACATCAAAGGAAAGCTTGCCAAGAGAGCAGCATTGGCCGGAATGATGGAGTTAGAGTACAAGGATGGTCAGTTTGTTGGAGCAGATGAGTATATGAAAAAGCTCAAAGAAGAAGATCCTGATTCCTTCGAGGAAGAAAAGGAAGAGCCAAAGCCGGGAAGCTGGGTGCGTGGAGGAAGTAGAAAAGATCGCCCAAACGTACTGAGTTCGGAGGAGGCATATTTAAAAGCCAAGTATGGCAATAACAAGTATTATAGAGGAGGAACACAGTAATGGAATACGGTGGATATAATGTATCAGAAAAATTTAGTCAGATTGTAGAACCAAATTTATATTTTGATGCAATCTTTCAGCCAGGAATGACTTATAACGACCAGTTTCAGGGAGATGCAGAAAGTGGACTGGTAAAGATCTTCAAGTTGGCAGAGGATGATGTCGAAGATCCGAAGGCTCCTGCATCCGATTTTAACCATACCAAAGCAGAGAATGAACTGCTTGATCTTCGACTTAACAATACGCAGTCAAAGTCCAAGAAGATCTATAAGGTTCAGGCAAATGCAGTGCCGTACTCAATGGCAGAGGAGCATTTAGCACTTGCCACACAGAACTGCCGTCAGGGTTGGCAGGCATCCGGTCTGGCTTGTCTGGCTCATGAAGGAACAGCTCTTGAGGATACTACAGCACTGACAAAGTCAAACATTAAGAGCAAAATTTTGGATGCCCGTAAGACAATCAGAATTGGCAAGGCATCCGCAAATATCGTGCTTGCATCTGTAAATACTTACACACTGATGCTTGAAGCGGCAGGAGACCAGTATACACCAGTGACAAACGATCAGATCATGCAGACTGGCCAGATCGGAAGATGGATGGGTATGCTGTGGGTCGAGTGCAACATGTTAGATGCACTAAATGCTGCCAAGTATTATGATTATGCTGGCACATTACAGACAGAGGATCTTACTAAGGTTGATTTCATCATGTACGACTGGAGAGGACTTTCCATTGTCGATAATCTGGAAACCATTCGCTTGAAGGATTCCGAGAACTTCAACGGAACATTGGCTCAGGTTGAGATCAACACCGGATATCGCGTGCCAACCAAGGGCCGTGTCGGCGTTAGAAAGCATGAGTAACCTATGAGAATGGTATATGTGACAGAGGAATATTATCAATCTGAATATCTTTGTGGAAGGGATTCTGCTCTGGCAGAGTCCTTTCTGTATTATGCCGCCAAAGCAAGCCAAAAGATTGATCAATACACTTATGGTCGGTTAAAGTCAGGTTGGGATGTAACAGATGATGTAAAGATATGCTGCTGTGAGCTTGCTGAGTATTTATATTCCTGCGATGATAAAGAAAAGCAGACAGCAGGGTTAAAATCCTACAGCAACGATGGAGATAGTGGAACATTCGATACAGAATCATTCTCAAGAGAAGAGAAAGAAAAAAAGATTCGTTCGATCATACGAGCATATCTTTCAGACAGCGGCATTTTGTATCAGGGCAGATATAAGGAGGAAAGATGAATCCAAACTATTGTGATACGGTGACAATCTACAACCGCCTAAAATCTTCTGATTCCCCAGATAAA